GACGCTGGAGCGCATGGTGGAAGAGTTCGATGACGCCGTCGGCACCAGCGAGGCGGAGCTGCGCAGCTGGGCATCGCAGCACCTCAACGTGCAGATTGGCGTGGCGCTTCACCAGGGCAGCTGGGCCGGCGCGGAGTTCTGGGAACAGCAGGCCAACAACCGACTGACCCTGGACGGGATGATCCGGCGGTGCGATGCGATCACGGTTGGAATCGACGGCGGTGGTCTGGATGACCTGCTGGGCCTGTCCTTCTGCGGTCGGGACAAGCACACGAAGCGGAAGCTGCTGGTGAGCATGGCATTCGCCCACCCGAAGGCGCTGAAGCGCCGAAAGAACCAGGAGGCCCGCTACGAGGACTTCATCGCCGATGGCCACCTTGTGGTGGGGAGCGAGGAAGAAGAAGGCGCGACGGACCTTCGCGACATGGCGGCGATGGTTAAGAAGGTTGCAAAGGCCCGGCTACTGGCCGGCATCGGCGTGGACCCGTCGGGTCTGGGCACGGTGCTGGACGCGCTGTCCGCAGAGAAGATCGACGCGGAGCTGATCATCGGCATCCGCCAGGGCTGGCAGCTGACCGGCACCTGCAAGGTCTTTGAGCGCTGGCTGGCCGACGGCCTGCTGACGCACGACGGCTCGCGGCTGATGGATTGGAGCGTGGGCAATGCCAAGGTCGAGGCGTCGAAGAACGCGCTCTATGTCACCAAGGCGGCCAGCGGAGTTGGAAAGATCGACCCGCTGATGGCGGCCATGAACGCGGTGGAGCTGATGTCCCGCAATCCCGAGCCGCAAAACAAGAAACTCGTCCTCATGACCTTGGGTGGAGCCCGATGAACAACGAGAACCGCGCCTACAGCGTGTTGGAGGTCAAGTCCTACGACGACGACCAGCAGATCATCACCGGTTGGGCGACCACACCCGAACCGGACCGTTATGGCGACATCGTCGAGCCACTGGGCGCCAAATTCGCCGCCGAGTTGCCGCTGCTGTGGCAGCACCGTCACGACAGCCCGGTGGGCATCGTGAAGTTCGGCAAGCCGACGGCCAAGGGCATTCCGTTCGAGGCCAGCGTGGCCAAGATCAATACGCCTGGGGCCTTGAAGGATCTCTGTGATCTGGCCTGGCAGTCGGTGAAAGAGAAGCTGGTGCGCGGCGTGTCGATCGGCTTCCGGGCGTTGGAGTACAGCTATATGGAAGGCGGCGGCATCCGGTTTACCGAAACCGAGATCTACGAGCTTTCCTTGGTCACCATTCCGGCCAACGCTGCGGCGACCATCCAAACCATCAAGGCCATGGACACCAGCGGAAGCCGCCGAGCGGCGACCTACGGCGTCCCCCTCATCCAGCGCCGCGCGGAGAAGGTCGAACGACCTGCCGGCGGCGCAGTGAAGTTGCTGGACTGAACCATCGGGCCAGGCGGCCCTGCGGGGTGGAACCCGCTTCCTATTGATTGCAGGCACTGCCCGGCGTGGAACCCGGGCCGAACGGCTGCGCCTACTTAAGAGAGAACCGAAATGACCCTTCAGGAACAGCTGGAGAAGCTGCGCGCTACCCGTGACGCGCACCAGAAGAAGCTCAACGAAGTCGTCCAGAAGTCGATGGACGAGGGCCGCTCGATGGATACGGGCGAGAAGGAAGAGTTCGACAGCATCGAAGACCAGATCAAGGCTCTGGACGACGACATCGAGCGCTACACCCGACTGCTTGCAGCGCAGGCCAAGGCCGCAGTGCCGGCGGCGCAGATTGTCCAGGAACAGGGTTCGGCGACCGACCCGAAGCGCGCTACCGGCAAGGGTCCTGCCCTGATCCACAGTCGCAAGAACGAGGAGCAGGGCATCGGGTTCGCTCGCTTCGCCATGGCCATGTACGCAGGCAAGGGTGACGTGTCCAGCGCCAAGGCCTTCTCGGAGAACGTCTTCCGCGACGACGTTCGCCTCAACGAGATCATGAAGGCAGCAGTGGCTGCTGGTAACACCACGGATCCCTCCTGGGCCGGCAGCCTGGTTCAGTACCAGAACCTGTCGTCCGAGTTCGTCGACTTCCTCCGTCCGCGGACCATCATCGGCCAGTTGGGCGTCGGCAATGTGCCGGGCCTTCGCCGCGTCCCGTTCAACGTCCGCATCCCGGGCAAGACGGCCAAGGGTCGTGCGCAGTGGGTGGGTGAGGGCTACCGGAAGCCGGTTACCAAGTCCGGCTATGACGCGGCTGAGCTGAAGTGGGCGAAGATCGCTGGCATCTCGGTCATCACCGAAGAGCTGGCGCGGTTCTCCGACCCTTCGATTCAGATTCTGGTGCGCGACGATCTGTCGGACGCCGTGATCGAGCGCATGGACGAAGACTTCGTCGACCCGGCAAAGGCCGCCGGCACCGGTGCAGGGCTGTCGCCGGCGTCCATCACCAACGGTGTGACCGCGATCACCGCCACTGGTGACGTGGATACTGATATTGCCGCACTGTGGGCTACCGCCGATTCCACCAACCTGCCGGTGCAGAGCGCGGTGTACATCACCGACAGTGCCACCGCACGTGTGCTGGCCACGCGCAAAAACGCCTTGGGGAACCGCGAGTATCCGGGCGTCACCATGACGGGCGGCGACATCGACGGGGTTCCGCTGGTGGTCTCGAACTATGTCCCGGCTGGCACCTTCATCCTTGCCTTCACCAGCGAGATCTATCTGGCGGATGACGGCGTGGTCACCATCGATATCAGCCGCGAGGCGACGATCATCATGGACGACGACGCGACCGCGACGCCGACCATCGCGCAGATCCAGAGCATGTTCCAGACCAACCAGCTGGCCATCCGTGCCGAGCGGTACGTCAACTGGAAGAAGCGCCGGCCGCAGGCGGTGTCCTATCTCACCGGGGTGGATTGGAGCGTCCCGGTGGTTCCGGACACTCCGTAAAGCAGACGCACCGGGCGGGGGCTTCGGCCCCCGCCT